AAGCTGGACTAAGGCATCATTACCTAAAGAGCCAGCGTGGGAGCATATCCTGCAAGCGGCAGTCTATTGGAAGGCCACTGGTGCTACACCTAACATTGCGTATGTGTCATCGGTTGAGGGTGTCATCTACAACCCAGATAACTGCGAGAAGATGTCTGAGGATGTATTGAACTTTGCTATTGAGGAAATCAGACGCAAGGCCATTACCCGCCAGAACCTACTGGCAGTCAGCACTGACCCGAAAACATTAGCAGGTCTGATGGAGCCGGACTTTAATCATCCGTTCTATTGGAGCCACCAGTTCGTAAGTGAAGCAAAGGAGTTATGGAGCAATGTCTAACGTATGGAACACATTGAGTGCTATTGATTGTTCAAAGCACGTTGAGAAGAAAAACGGATTCACCTATTTGTCTTGGGCGTGGGCTTGGAGCATTTTAAAGCAGCACTATCCGACAGCGCAGTACACCAAGCATCTGTTTCAAGTAAACGGCAACAACCTGCCTTATATGATGGATGCAGATGGAAATGCGTATGTGACCGTCACCATCAAGATTATGCCGGAGAACAATGCTGACAGCATCACGGCTCTGGAATCAGCTACAGAGATTATGCCTGTTCTGAACCACGCTAACCGGCCTATCAAGAACCCTAACAGCTTTGAGGTTAACGCTTCACTACAACGCTGTATGGTAAAAGCAATCGCGGCTCTTGGCCTTGGTTGCTACATCTATGCTGGTGAGGATATGCCGATGGAATCGCCAACGGCTATGGCTGAGTCTCCGAATATTAAGTCAGACACACCAGCACCAAAGAAGATTGCGTCACCTCTCACTGTAGAGCAGGAGATTGCATTGGCTCCCGATGTTGAATCACTGAAAAAACTGTATAGCCGGTTGGGGCCAGCGGCAGGACAGCACAATAGTGCATTTACAAAACGTAAGAAGGAGTTAGCAGCTAATGGCTGATTACGACAACAATTTGAGGGGCGTACTGTTCCCGAATGACAAGGGTGACAACCCGAAACGTCCTGATATGACAGGCAGTATGGAGATTGACGGCACCAAGTACCGCATCTCTGCTTGGAACAAAACCAGTCAGAAGGGCAACGACTTCTTGTCCTTTGTGGTTGAAGAGGATGACGGCAGCCGCAAGGCAGCACCATCGAACAACGGTGCAAACAACCAGATGGATGACACTATTCCGTTTTAGTGTCTAACCTAGATAGGCTGGCGGTTCACACCTCGTTCGTCAGCCTATCGACCCAATAAAGGGAAGCTATGTGGAAGAGAAAAAAACCTAAGAACATTGTCAGTTCAAGAATGAGCAAGTGCAGTTTCTGCGACAAACAGTTCGATTGGATGACCACACCAGCCATAGTTAATGGCGCAAAAAAGGAGTTTTGTGGATATGAATGTTTTAGTAAGAATTTTGAAAACGCTGTTCGGCACGACTACGGAGCCGATTTCGACAACCTCTGACTTTGATAAGATTATCAATGCAACAATAGAGGTGACAGGTGTTACCCGCATACAGATGCTGTCTAAGCGCAGAGTAAGGGAATACGTCCAAGCTAGACATCTTGCTATGTATATGGCTCGTGAGATGACCACGATGAGTTTGCCGGAGATAGGAAGAGAAATGCAGCGTGACCATACGACTGTCTGGTACGCCGCTGAGAAGCTGGCAAAGCGAGGTAGAGGCGCAACAAAGCTGAATAGAAACATAGCTAAAATTAAGCAGCTTGTAGCCTAATGAGCGACCTGGTAAACCACCCGCCTCACTATAAGAATGGTGAGGTGGAGTGCATTGACGCAATCAAAGCTGCGCTAGGTGATGGCTATAAGTATTACCTGCAAGGCTCAATCATCAAGTACATATGGCGTTATGAGCATAAAGAAAACCCGCCGCAAGACTTGCGTAAGGCTAGTTGGTACTTGGAGCGTCTTATAGACGTTGCGGAGACTAATGGGAAATAAACACATCGCGTCAGTAAGACTAAGCAACAGTACCGCTGGTCTAGTTGCTGAGTATTTAGCGGCGGCATCTATATTGCAACGTGGCTGGGGTGTCGCTTTAGCCAGCCAAGATTCAGTTGACTTAGTTGCTTGGAACAGAGACACCGGACAAAGGTTTTTAGTACAAGTTAAATCTTGTCAACTTAGTCGAGGAAATAAATACAGATTAGAATTTAACGTGTCGATTGGTGGCGATAAACGCTTACCAAAAAGGTCAGATTTTGACATAATAGCACTCGTGTCGGTTGAGCAAAGAGCAGTATTCTTTCTGCCGGTAACATCTATTAAAATAAAGCGTATGAATCGCAAGCCTTCTTTTTTCGACAATCCAGACCTAGAAGAAGATTCTTGGCAGAAAACAATTGAGGAGTTACAGAATGAACTTACCTAACAGACGGCCTTGCGTAACAACAGATATCGGTGCAGGTTTAGCAGTAACAGTTAGCTTTCACCCGCATACAGGCGAGGCTTGTGAGGTATTTATGACTGGTCGTGGCAAGGCTAGTGAAAACACTCTGACAGAAGCTCTGTACCAGCTTGGCGTTACTGCGTCTAAGCTAATGCAGGGAGAACACGAGGATGAAAATGAAACTCGACAAACTGCGTGACGAAATAGTTGCTGATGAGGGGTGTGAGTTTAAGCTGTATCTCGACCACTTAGCACTAAAAACTTTCGGAATCGGTCACTTGGTGACTGAAGATGACCCAGAGCATAAGATGGATATTGGCACACCTGTAAGCAAAGACAGGGTGCATCAGGCGTTTAATCTGGACATCCTGGTGACGATTGAAGACTGCCGTCGGTTGTACGATGACTTCGATGAACTGCCAGAAGAGTGCCAGCATATTGTAGCCAATATGTGCTTCAATCTAGGCTACCCTCGCCTGTCTCGTTTTGTCGGTATGAAAGCTGGTGTCGATGCTCGTAACTGGCATAAGGCAGCAGATGAAATGGTTGACAGCAAATGGTATACTCAGGTTCCGAATCGCGCCAAGCGGTTAGTTGAACGTATGAGAGACCTAGCTAATGAGCCAGAAACTACTTGAATATAAGATAATTCCACGCTGTATGATGCTTGCATTTACCATAATGGCTTGGAACGTATGCGATTGGTTTATGAGCCTTGGCGCAGCAGCAACGACACAACAAACGGCATTTGTTAGCACCATAGTCGGAGCGGCTACTGGTGCTTTTGCTGTATGGTGCGGGAGTGAATCAAAATGAAACAAGCCGCTACAAAACTTAATGAAGCAAGTGAAATCACTATCCCTTTAAGAAACCTTATCAGTATGATTGCTTTTACGGCTGTTAGTGTTTGGGTTTATTTTGGGCTGACTGAGCGCATCAGCTTTCTTGAGCATAACCTTGAACTAACGATGGAAGAAGTTGAGGAGAACGACAACTGGATTGATGAGTTTCAACCACCCAAATCTGTACAAGATACGGTTGCAAGAGTTCACGACTTAGAAATAGAGATAGAAAAACTTAAACTTATGTTAGAGGCAAAGTAATGTTACAAGCACTAATCGGCCCAGCTACTGATTTAATTGGCAAGTTTGTCGAGGACAAAGACCAGAAGAACAAGCTGGCTCACGAAATAGCTACAATGGCTGAACGTCACGCTCAGGAGCTTGCCAAGGGTCAATTGGCTATCAATGCTGAGGAAGCTAAATCACGGAATATATTTGTGGCGGGTTGGCGGCCAAGTGTGGGCTGGTGCTGTAGCTTGGCTCTATTCGCTCACTTCTTAGTTTTTCCGACTATGGATGTAGTAACTGCTTATATGGGCGTTGAGCCAGTATCTTACCCTCAGTTTGATATGGATAGCTTGATGACTGTCTTGCTTGGCCTTCTCGGGCTTGGTGGAATGCGTAGCTATGAAAAGGCTAAGGGTGTTTCTAAGTAATGGATTATCACGATAAAGTAACAGAATATAACAAAGACCCTAGACTTCACTGTCCACGCTGCGGTAACAGGCTTAGAACGGTATATGTTCACGGACACACGCAGTGCTTTGAGTGCGACCAAGTAATTGATGATTGCTGTCAGGGGGAGATGTGTGATGCAGACGAAATCACGCAGACAAAAACGTAAGCCAAACAATAGACCAGAAGATAGCGGCGATAATTACTCTGCTTACAGCAAGGCGTTCTGGACACCGCAAAAGTTCGGTGCAGCGTCTGAGGTGCGGTCTATCAGCGTGGAAGATTACCTCAAAGAAAAACCCCAGAGGCAAGGGAAAAACCTCTGGGGTGGAGTTAGGGAGGAAACCAAGAGCTATGGCTTCAAGTAGCTCTCTTCTCTCCGTTCTACAAAACTTAGGGCTGCATTGCAAGCATTAAAGAATGCGACCTGTATTAATTTAGATTCCTCAAATATCTTGACGATGTAATCATTCTCTGATGGGCGATACTCTATCTCGTGCCTATAATTTGGTAACCACATATCTAGTCTCCTAGCTGTTTGTTCCTAACCATATAAATCCTATAAGAATAGCACCCACTGTCAAGCATAATGCGCTGATAAGGATAAACTCTATAATCTGCTGACGCATCTCCTGTTGCTTATAAATAGCGTCTTGCCGTTCCTTACGGATTTTGCCCTCAAGATGTATCAAGTCAGCCCAAGCTTGCGGCCCATAGCTCATATTGAGGAATTGCTTTAGCTCGGCTCTCTGTGCTTCTAACTTTTTTTTAGCAGCATAGACTTGCAACGCTTCCTGCTGAATGCTGTCGAAACCTTTTAGCTTCTGAAACACAGAAGGGTTCTTAACACGCTTCTCAGCTTGGTCAACGTCAGATGCCATTTTCATCCAGCGTGATACATCACCGATGCAGGACTCTAGGTCTCTACCGGCAGCTATCATCTGCTTTATGCCGTTAAAGGCCGCTGTAGCCCCGCTGACGGCTGCTGTAATGGTAATCGGGTCTATGACAGTGTTCCTTATGTGAAGGTGGGGCGCATTAGGCCGGTATTATAGCACCGCGCACGCCAGTCGAGTATATCACCTCGGATGACTGCCTGCTCGTAAATCTGAGTGGTTTTTTCTGTGTCTGGGCATTGAGCCACAACGCCAGCATCTACTTTCGGCTGTCCATTAGGCAGA